ACGTGTGGTTGGTGAGCGAGAATCCAAAATGATTTCTCCGTGGAAGAGTATTCTTTATCGTGAGATCTATATCAAAGGTCGTAAGCAAATTGCTTATGATATCTCAGGCATTGCCACACTAGACTATCTTGAATTGTACCGTAAGTTTACGTATACAAACCAAGAATCATATCGTCTAGACCACATTGCTTTTGTGGAACTGGGACAGAAGAAACTAGATCATAGCGAGTTTGATACTTTTAAAGAGTTCTATACCAAGGACTGGAAGAAGTTCGTGGACTACAACATCATTGACGTTCGCCTGGTTGACAGGTTGGATGATAAGATGAAGTTGTTGGAACTTGCTATCACTATGGCCTTTGATGCTAAGGTTAACTTTGAGGATGTGTACTCACAGGTTCGTATGTGGGACAACATCATATATGTTTATCTGTCTAAACGTAATTTAGTAATCCCTCCTAAGCAAGAAAGTAGAAAGGATAATAAGTATGCTGGAGCATATGTCAAGGAACCTATTCCAGGGATCTATGACTGGGTTGTGTCTTTTGACCTCAACTCCCTGTATCCACACCTTATCATGCAGTACAATCTCTCACCAGAGACATTGAAATCATCTAGACATCCTACAGTTACTATTGATAGGATGTTGAATAAAGAAGTTGAACTGAATCTGGTTGGTGAAACTGTGTGTGCTAATGGCACATTGTACGATACTAATACGAGAGGGTTCTTGCCTGAGTTGATGGATAAGATCTATCAGGAACGTACTATCTACAAGAAACGTATGCTCAAGGCAAAGCAGGAGTATGAACAAACTCCTACTACTGATCTTAAGAAAGAGATCTCTCGCTGTAACAATATTCAGATGGCACGTAAGATCCAACTGAACTCTGCTTATGGTGCTATTGGTAACGAACACTTTAGATATTATCGTCTAGAGATTGCCGAGGCAATCACTATGTCAGGTCAGTTGTCTATCCGCTGGATTGGAGATAGGATGAATGCCTATCTAAATAAACTACTCTCTAGTAAAAACGTCGATTATGTCATTGCATCCGACACCGATTCAATGTATCTTAATCTTGGACCTCTTGTTGATAAATTTTTTGCTAATAAGTCTAGCAACAAAGCAGCAATTGTTACCATACTTGATAAGATCTGTGAGGATAAGTTGGAACCATTCATCGAATCCTCTTATCAAGAACTTGCGGACTACGTTTCGGCGTATGAACAAAAGATGAAGATGAAGCGTGAGAATATTGCTGACCGTGGCATCTGGACTGCCAAGAAGCGATACATTCTCAACGTATGGGATAGCGAAGGTGTTCGCTATGCTGAACCTAAGATGAAAATCTGTGGTATGGAAACTGCTAGGTCATCAACACCAGCATTCTTTAGAGACAAGCTTCTTAAAGCATACGAAATCATTATCCATGAAGACAATGATGTGATGATCGAGTACATTAATAAAGTTAAAGAGGATACACGTAAAGAAGATTGTGTTAATATTGCTTTCCCCCGAGGTGTCAATGGTCTCAAAAAATATAAATCTGTATCGGACATCTATTCAAAGGGTACGCCTATTCATGTCCGAGGTTCATTACTGTATAATTACTATATCAGCCGTAATAAACTTACTCACAAGTACCCTCTTATCCAAGAAGGAGAGAAGATCAAGTTTCTCTACCTCAAAACACCAAACCCCATCCACGAAAATGTAATATCATTTTTCCAAAACTTACCACCCGAATTTAATCTTGATAAGTATGTAGATTACAATAGACAATTCGAGAAGTCATTCTTTGAACCGCTCAAGAATGTGCTAGAATGTATCGGTTGGGATTACGAGCGGTCTGTTTCCCTATTATCATTTTTCTAATTATGAGTTTCCTAAATTCTGTCATTAAGGACAGTAAGAATGAGTATGCTAGTCTTGTTAGTGACGGGGTTGCTGCTGGCGATATTGAATCTTTCGTTGATACTGGGAGTTACGTTGTTAATGCCCTGGTTAGTGGTTCGATTTTCGGAGGTTTTCCTTCCAATAAGATTACTGCCGTGGCAGGAGAATCGGGAACGGGCAAGACTTTCTTTTGCCTCTCTGTGGTTCGTAACTTCCTTGATATTGATCCTGAAGCTGGAGTCATTTATTTTGAAACTGAGTCTGCCATTTCTAAAGACATGATTGAGAGTCGTAACATTGACTCTAATCGTATGGTAATATTTCCAGTCAATACGATTGAAGAATTCCGTACACAATCGGTAAGAATTGTGGATAAATACATGGAACAACCCGAAGACGAACGCAAACCACTGATGTTTGTGCTAGACTCTTTAGGTAACCTTGCCACCAACAAAGAGGTTCAAGACGCAGCGGACGACAAGAACGTTCGTGATATGACGAAAGCACAACTGGTTAAATCCGCCTTTCGTATCTTGACATTGAAGCTTGGCAAGGCTAATATACCAATGATCGTTACCAACCATACCTATGATGTCATCGGCGCTTATCACCCTACAAAAGAAATGGGAGGAGGCAGCGGACTCAAGTATTCTGCTAGCACAATCGTTTATCTCGGAAAGAAAAAGGAGAAGGATGGAACGGATCTCATCGGAAACATTATCAAATGCGAGGCTAAGAAGTCTCGTTTGACACGTGAAGGTTCTAAGGTAGAGACTAGACTCTACTTCGATGCTAGGGGTTTGGAGAAGCACTATGGATTACTTGAGATTGGCGAGCGAGCAGGGTTGTGGAAAAATGTTGCTGGACGCTATGAAATTGGCGGAAAGAAAATTTATGCCAAAGCAATCCTCAAAGACCCCGAGTCCTACTTCACCCAAGAAATCCTAGAGGCGATTGACACACAGGCACAGAAAGAATTTTTGTATGGTACAGATGACGACTGAAAAAATTGAACTATCGATTCTTAGGAATCTTCTATTCAATGAACAGTTCTACCGTAAAGTAGTACCTTTTGTTAAACCAGAATATTTTGAAGATCATCACGAAAGAATAATCTATGAAGAAGTATGGAACTTTGCTAGTAACTATGATACTGTCCCGACTTCGGAGGTTCTTATTATTAACCTCCAGGATCGTAAGGACATTACGGAGGAATCCTATTCGTTGGCGGTACAAACGCTTAAGTCGTTTGAAGACATCGCCATCGAGCACAACTGGTTACTCGACACCACCGAAAAGTGGTGTAAAGACAGAGCAATCTATCTCGCCTTACTTGAATCGATCAAGATTGCTGATGGAGGTGAACAGGAAGTATCAAAGGACGCGATCCCCTCAATACTCCAAGAAGCCTTGGCAATATCGTTCGACGAACATGTAGGACACGACTACGTTGATAACGTTCAAGAACGTTATGATTACTATCAAATGAAGGAATACAAAACTCCATTTGATATTGAAAAGTTTAATATTGTAACTAAAGGTGGACTCTCTAACAAGACCCTGAATATTGCTCTCGCTGGTACTGGCGTTGGTAAGTCTTTGTTTATGTGCCATATGGCAGCTGCTGCTTTACAGCAGGGAAAGAACGTTCTCTATATTACTATGGAGATGTCAGAAGAGAAGATTGCTGAACGTATTGATGCTAACTTACTAAACGTTAACATCAAAGATATTGGTCAAATTCCTGAGCAAATCTTTACTCAACGTGTCCAAGAGATTGGTAGAAAAACCCAAGGTCGTTTGATCATCAAAGAGTACCCTACTGCCTCTGCTCATTCTGGTCACTTCAAAGCACTATTGAGTGAATTGTCATTGAAGAAGTATTTCAAACCAGATATTATCTTTGTTGACTATCTAAATATCTGTGCTTCGTCCAGATACAAAGGACACATTGTCAATAGTTACACCTATGTTAAAGCAATTGCAGAAGAACTTAGGGGTCTCGCTGTTGAGAACGACCTACCAGTCGTATCAGCAACTCAAACTACTAGGAGTGGTTTCGGTAACACTGACGTTGATATCACCGACACTTCTGAGTCCTTTGGTTTACCTGCCACAGCAGATTTTATGTTTGCTCTCATTAGTACCGAGGAACTTGAACAGTCTGGCAGAATCATGGTTAAACAACTTAAGAATAGATACAACGACCTCACATATTATAGACGTTTCACCGTGGGTATTGACAGACCGAAGATGAAGCTCTATAATGTTGAGGATTCAGACGCTGACAACATTCTTGATACCGAGGATGAAGATACGTTTGAGACATTTGAAGAAGAGTCTTCTAAACAAAACCGCCTAAATAAATTTTCCCAATTTGTAATATGACCGTTAACTTTAATCGCTATGAAGAATTTGTGGCAGCAGTTACTTCAGAATGCTCTACAAACTTTGTTGATTTCGCTGACCGTATTGGTGATCTGGATCGACAAGGTGCCAATATTGAGAGACTGCTTACTGCTGGGGTTGGAATTAATGCTGAGGGTGGTGAGTTCCTTGAGATCATTAAAAAAATGGTCTTCCAAGGAAAACCGTGGAACGAAGATAATCGTGAGCATCTTATCATTGAGTTGGGTGATGTTATGTGGTATGTTGCTCAAGCAACAATGGCACTTGATATATCCTTCGATGAGGTAATCGAAACTAATGTCAACAAACTGAAGAAGCGTTATCCTGGTGGTGAGTTCAATGTTCACAACTCAGAAGTTCGTGCTGCTGGCGACAGATAATGTTCAGTCTCTGGATCCACCTACGAGCATTCTTTGCTGTTGTAGTGGTGAGTTGTTCTCATCCTGTCAACTGGGCACAGTGTGTTCGTGTGGATCAGTGGCTCTTGCCAGAAGTTAAACAAGGATATGAATTGTGGACAGGACAGACAACCCCGTACCAAACTGAAAAAGATTATCTTAAGAACCTCCCCTCTAAATAGATAGACGGGAGGTTTTTTAATGGCAAAACAACCAGCTAACATATCTCAAATAGTATCTCCAGTGCCTAATCCTGCTAAGGCAGCACTGAAATCTATTTTAGAAGAAGTTGCTTCTACTGGATGGTTGAGACCAGAGAAAGCAGATAGTGGATTTAAGTGGCCTACTAACAGGCAGGGTACTTATAAGATCTATCTAAACAAATCTATGTTGGATGATGTTACTGTCAAGAATCCTGGTGGAACAACTGGTAAAGATAAATATCAGATTGATCTTGATAATAAAAAAATAGTTTTTGAAGTTACTGGGAAAACTGGTGCTGGTGGAGCTCCAGATGCTAAGACTACCGCTGCTCAAGAACGTGGTTCTGCTTATATTTTACAGCGGGTTTTAAAAAACAATAAAAAATATAATTCTCCTGCTGATATCAAAAAAGATGTCCAAGCATATAGAGCACTACAACAAATTTGGAGACTATCTCAACTAGACTTTGATGACTCCTGGTTAGATGATTACTATAAGCAGCAAAAAACTATGCTGGTTGAATACTCCAGTCCTAGATTTACTGAGTTCATTCGTGACGGGGGATTCATGAAATGGGTTACAGATCTAGTGAAAAACAAATATCAAATTTCTCAAAAAGACAACTGGAACCCTGCTGATATTTGGTTGATCAAAGACCAGAATAAAACAATTAAAATGATTGAAGATCTGGTTGATGGCGGTAATAGTCAGACACTTCAAGAATTGAATGCTATCTTGAGGACATTGTTTAGAGATGACATTATAGTTGGTGTATCTCTTAAGAAAGTTTCTGGTAAAGAAGCAAAGTATGAAAGAGTAAATCTTAGTGAAGCAGACTTTGAATCATATAAACAGATGTACTTTGAGATAGGTAAAATCAAAATTGATTTATCTCTTGGTAAGAATAAAAAAGGTGTTACATCTTTTAGTACCCAAGACACTAGAGTATTTGTAGCATCCCCAAAGTATACTTACAATTTTCAAATTAAAGGTAACGACAGTTCTGATTTTTCTAATTTGAAATGGGAACCTACTCAAGAGGGGGCAGCGTCTGCTCGCCTAGGCAAGGCACCTGTTGATATGGTACAAAAATTGATGATTGACTATGGTGTCAGGTTTGACAACAAACACAGACAGTACCCAAAGAGTCTCACGGACTTCACCAAGGTACAGGGTGAGTATGCTAAAATAATCAAGTCACTGAGACAGAAGGGGGTTGACACTGTTGTCGATGAAGACCAAGCGGTCAACAACCTCACTGTTGTTCTTGCTACCGAGACCCATGTTGCTACGTCGAAGATGATGCAACTGTACTTCCTTGACATGCTTATGGGCATGAACGTAAAGGAACGTAATAAATTTATGACTGATATGTCATTCCTTGCTCAGAAGAAGGGTGACCGCTTTGGACCTTTCGGAAAACTTTATTAATGTCTAAGAACACCCACCTGGAACACTTAGAAGACAGCATCCTTTTTGACGGCAGTCAAGGGGCTACTGATGCTTTCATGTTCTTAGATCAACTAGCTCAAACGTTTAGTGGTCAACAAAGGAATTCTTTCAAGATCACTACAAAATGGGATGGTGCCCCTGCTATTTTCTGTGGCACCTATCCTGGTTCTAAAAGATTTTTTGTTGGTACTAAATCAGTATTCAACAAAAATGCTAAGATTAATTTTAGAGATACTGATGTTGATGTAAATCATGGTCATGCTCCTGGTCTTGTTTCTAAATTGAAAGATGCCCTTAAATATTTTCCTGCCCTAGGTATTAGAGGTGTGGCACAAGGGGATCTTCTATTCACCGACGATAAGAAGTATGAAACCATCAACGGGGAGAGATGTATCTCATTCACTCCTAACACAATTACATATAGCATACCAGAGTCCTCCGCTCTCTACGCCAAGGCAGATCGAGCGAAGATCGGAGTTGTCTTTCACACAACGTATTCAGGGAACACTGTTGATAGTCTTAACGCTACTTTTGGTTATGATATAAATCAATTAAACACATCCGATGATGTACTAGTTCTTAGTGCCGAGACGGGTCAGTTGGGGAAGGATTTACTCATCACTCCTCAGGAAGAAAGTAAATTAAAAACCATGAAGAGAACGTCTGCTTCTCTGCTTAGGGATACAGCAAGTTTTCTAGATAGTATATCAGAACAGATCGCTGCTAATGATCAGTTAACTGTTGGTCCACGAATTAAAATCTACTTTAATACTTATGTCAGACAGGGACGAAGAATTAGTAGTGCTCCTAACTTTGTACGTGATTTTAAACAGTATTTTGAGGGAGAGGTTAAAAAAGCAGTAGATAAAGTTAAGACACCTAAGGCAAAGGCAGGTAAACTTGCTAAACTATATGCTGGAATGGATTTTATTGAAGAGAATGAACAAGCTTTTGTCAAGACAGTAAAACTATATACTACATTACAGAATGCTAAACTGTTATTCATCCGTAAACTAGAGAAGGGCGAGCGTATTAAAACGTACCTGAGAAGTGAAAACGGTTATAAAGTTACTGCTCCTGAAGGTTATGTTGCTATCTTTGAAGACAGCACAGCAGTTAAATTGGTTGATCGATTACAGTTTAGTGTTGCTAACTTTAACGTATCTAAAGACTGGGTTGACGGAAAATGAGTAGAGTAGTCTTCACTTTTGGTAGGTTTAATCCACCTACGATTGGACATGAGAAACTTATTCTTGCCTGTGCTAAGCAAGCAAAAAGTGATGACTATATGGTTTTCCCTTCTCACTCTCAGGATAAGAAAAAAAATCCACTAACATCAGAAATTAAAGTCAAGTACATGAGACTTATGTTTCCTAGACACGCTAGCAATATTATTCACAATACAGATATAAAAACACCTATACATGTACTTCAACATTTACAAGGTACATATGAAAATGTAGTTATGGTTGTTGGTAGTGATCGTGTTGCTTCTTTTTCTGGT